GAGTTTCGACAAGCCTTGTCATCAGCCCCGGTTGTGGATGTTGACAGTTTGAGATCAGTGCAAAACCTCACTAAAAATCGCAGTATTGCGGACATCAAAGACATGGTCAGCAGCTATGCATGGCCTCGAGATGTAGCTAGAATACAACAGGGTTACCAAGAAAACCACAAAATGCCTCTGCCCATTATTATAAAAGGGCAACAGGGCATGTGGATCATGGCAGGCAACACACGTCAAAGTGTGGCTAGAGTAATGGGAATCACACCTCGCGCACTGTTAGTGGATGTAAGTAACAGGCCCTAGTTAGCAATAAATATCTCAGGACTTTTATAAATGAGACTGAAATGAAGTTGTGGGATTTTCTACAAGAAGCCAATATTGACAATCGCCAAGGTCTTGGCAATGTTCCTGACAATCAAAACGTTGATTATCTTGGCCTGCGTGTGCAAATGAAACCTTCAGTGTTTTTACGCTTGGCAGCTACATTGTATCGTGAACAAGCTGCCAGCACTGACTATATCAAACAACATGTCCAAAAGGGCGGGGCTATTGCCAGTCCCTGGCTTGTTATAGATATTCCTCAAGCTTGGGAGCAGGGAGATTTCCAACAAGCTGCACGAGTTTCTGGGCACGAAGGGCGTAATCGCATGTGGGCAGTTTTAGAGACTGACGGCGACGAACCTATTGAATGTCATTTGTTTTTCAGTCATGGTTTGCGGAATAGACACATTTTGCCCTCGTGGATTGTGCAGATAAATGAGCGCATGATACCTGAACGCAGCAACAAAGCAATATCGGGTCCATTTTTCACCGTGCATTCCAGTGCCACTACAATGCAAGAAACCACACGCACAACACCACAAGGTGGTAGGGGAACATTGAAAGCCAAAATCACACGTCGTTATGGTGGTAAAGTCACTTGCGACAAAGTGAAAAAGTTAAAAAGTCGCGGAAATGCCACAGCACATGACAAATCTCAAGCCAACTGGTTTCAAAACATGCAGGATTGCAACGAAAGCCAGGATTTGCAATCTCTTACAGAGCTTGTGTCAATGCCTACTGCACCAATTGAATGGAAACAGCAGGTTTATCCAAATGCCCGAAGATACGTGACAACATTTGAGTTTGGAGAGCTCAAGGTTGATATACGTATTACTACTGATCGCAGTCGTTATGATTTACAAAATGCCATGTTAGTGGATACTTCAGAAATAAATCCACAAGCCATGGGCTACACTATTTTGTTTATGGTTAATAGTGAAATAATAAAAACTGGACTACTTGGTCAAAAAAGTTCCACGCTGTTGGCACAAACTTTTGGTAGAATACTGCAATGGTTGAAAACACATAAATGGGATTACATAGTATTCACTGGCGAGCGAGGCAGCAGAAACAAACTATACGGCATGATTAGTCGACAGCTTGCTAGAGAGTTTGGAGCAAAACTGCATTTTGATTTTGACACCAGTGACTTTGTGGTTTACAAACCATCAACATTTGCACAAAAACTTGTGCGCGAAGCACTAACTTGGCAGTTACCCAGCAACAACTGGGCTGTTCAATCACAGTATGATCGCGATATCACATATAAGTTTGCTGTGGACGGTGAAAAATATTTCATGGAAATCGTGAACATTCCCGAACCCAACAACCGTGGCATTTATGACATTGAGTTTTTCCATGAAGAACATGGCATGGATATAACAGGATTAGGTGTCAGTCATGCAATGAAAGTTTTCAGTGCTGTCAAACAGCTGGCCCGTGACGCTCAAGGACGTTTAACTGACTTGCCGATCAATGCTTGGTTTTTCAGTGGTCGTGGACCAAGCCGACAAAAACTTTATTTACGGTTGGCACAACAGCTGGCTCAAGAAATGGATTGGAAACTTACCACTACTCAGGCACTTATGCCCTTGCAGGGTGACAGCCACATGCAGGGCTATTTGATATACAATCCCAAAATTGAAAATCGCATATTGAATCCCAAACTTTCAAACATACAAGAAGCCGAAACCTCAGGATCAGCACTGACAATATTTGATATTGACGACACGCTTATGAAAACGTCTGCTGCTGTATATGTAGTCAACACTCAAGGTAAACGAACCAAACTCACAGCTCAAGATTTCAATAGTTATCAACTAAAACCTGGAGAATATTTTGATTTTCAGGAGTTTGAAGACAGCGATTTGTTTCACGACACAAGTGAACCCATAGCACAAATATGGCGCACTGCACAAAACACCTTGGCAAATACCGGGCGCCGACCAGGAAGTCGAGTTGTAATAATCACCGCACGTGGACCATTCAACAACACAGAAAAGTTTTTGAAGACATTTGAAAAACACGGTTTGGACATGACCAAAGTGCGGGTGTTTACTGTGGGTGGTGCTAGAAACAAAAAACCACTTATCCGTCAGTTATTGCAACAACACAACTATACGGAAACACGTATCTTTGATGATCATCTAGGAAATCTGCGAGACTTTTTAAGTCTGCACCCGGAGTTTCCCCAGGTAACTTTTAAAGCTTTTGCAGTGGGCGCAGCAGGTAATGTTGGTGAACCTGTTGTCATACAAGGAACAACCGATGAGTAACTTGACAGTGTTAGGTGCCAAAAGCCTATATGTGCGTGAACAAGGCGCCATGGCTTACAGCGATGATGGCGTTTTATACACCTCGACAACATACAGCTCTGATCCCGATCTTTATCACAGTTTAACTGGTGCTGTAAGTCGAGGCGGATTGATAATAGCAATAACCACTCGTGGAGATATTGCCGTGGGCACGGGATTGCAAGACATGGGTCAAGGACCCAGCATTGGTGGCAATCAAGGATGGTTTCGTCCCACAAGCATCGCAACAGACAGCACAGACGTTTTGATTGCCGGTATGTATAAAAGCAACAGTCTTGTGGAAACTGGTGCCATCTACACAAATCAAGAAAACGACAGTTTGTTATATGCAGACTCGGGAAATATTTTAATAACCGACACTGTAAGTCCCGCGGACATTGTGGCATTCACAGGCACACAAGCTGTTATCTATTACCCTTTGTATCAGTTTGCCAGCAACAGCATTGTTTACAACATACAACATTATGTCAACGCCCCAGTGAACACAGGCAGTGAAAATGTTTGGGTGGCAACAGGTAGAATCAACAACACAGGTGCTATTTGGTATAGCAACAACCAAACCACATGGAACACTGTGATTTTACCGTCACAATTTGCCCAACGCACAGTCTATACCAGCGCCATACGAGAAAACACTTGGTATTTTGGTGCCTGGGGCATCATACTCACAGCCAACAAGCTGGTTGGCCCTACTTGGGAAGCAAGTCAAGAACTTGTAGTTGCTCAAGCACAGCCTGATATACGATGGATCTCAGTGAATCCCGACAACAACATGTTGGCTGTAAGTTCCGGAGCAATTTTCTACAGTGCTGATGGAACCAGTTGGGCAGGCTATCAAAAATCAGGGTATAGCTTTCAGGGTGCAGCGTGGTTTCAAAATGCCTGGCGTGTGGGATCTAGCAGCTTGCTACCCAGCCAGGTCTTTTCGTCAAGTAATGGCCAAGACTGGTCTGGCTCTAGTGTGGCTGTTAGTGCTAGAGATATTGTTGTGTTGCCTTGACAAATACAGCGTCATAGCACAAAGTTAGCACACACAAAGGAGATACAACATGTCACTGGGCGTAATGGACCCTGCAGATAAAGCACGGCTGACCAATCTTGTTAATGAAGGCGTGCAAGTAATGAGCGACGTTCAAGCACTTAAAGAAAGTTTGAAGGAAACTGTTGACACTGTCAGTGAAGAAATGGACATCAAAAAGAGTGTGCTGAATAAAGCCATTCGCATTGCTTGGAAAAACACACAAAATCGCAATGCCCTGGAAGACACACGTGAAGAACTTGATGAAGTTGAACAGGTTCTCATGAACGCTGGCCTTAAACTATAATCTAGAATCACAACGAGGTAGAGTATGACTTATATTGATGGATATGTTGATAGAGAAAAGAACATTGTCCACATCGTGGAACGCACAGCTCAAGGCGTGAGAAACTTTGTAACATATCCCACTCAATATGCTGTGTATTGGCCTCAGCCTCAAGGCAAATACACAAGTATTTTTGGTGATCGACTGGCAAAGTTCCAAACATCAAGACATCAAGAGTTTCAACGTGAACTGCGCATGCTCAGTCGCGAGAAACTCTTGGAGAGTGATATTGATCCCATATTTAGGTGTCTGTATCAAAACTATCGTCAAAGCCCCACTCCCCAGTTACATGTGGGGTTCTTTGACATTGAAACTGACTTTGATCCCGATCGTGGCTACAGCACACCTGAAGAAGCCTTTAATGAAATAACAGCAGTAAGTGTGTATCTTGCATGGATGCAACGATGCTTTACCTTGGTAGTTAAACCTCGCAGTTGGTCACAAGAGCAAGCACAAACTGTTGTTGAGCAGTTTCCTGACACCATGCTTTGCGATACTGAATCCGATCTATTGGATATTTTTCTACAGTTGATTGAAGATTGTGATATCATAAGCGGGTGGAACTCAACCACTTATGATATGCCCTACATCTATAAGCGAATTCTCTTGACTTTGGGAAAAGAACACACACGTAGATTGTGCTTGTGGAATCGTCAACCCACCAAACGCGAGTTTGAAGCTTATGGGAAGCGACAAGTCACATACGAAATTGTGGGCCGAGTGCATCTTGACTATCTTGATTTGTATCGCAAGCACACTTATCAAGAACTCCACAGCTACAAATTGGACTTTGTGGGCGAGCATGACACTGGTGATCGCAAGGTGCCATATGAAGGCAGTTTGGACCAGCTTTATAATCGAGACTTTGGCAAGTTTATTGAATATAACCGACAAGACGTCATGCTGTTGGTCAAGATTGATCAAAAACGCCGGCTTATTGAACTTTGCAACAATCTAGCTCACCAAAACTGTGTGCTGTTGGCTACAACACGTGGTAGTGTCAAGCTTATTGACCAAGCCATTGTAAACGAAGCATGGGACAACAACTTGATTGTTCCCAATCGTCCTCAACATGCAGATGATCGTGATGATGACGTAGTAGCTGAAGATGAGGACGACGAAGATTTTGATCAACAGGATTTGGGTATTGTGGGTGCGTATGTTGCCGATCCCGTGCAGGGCATGCATGAATGGATTGGTGGCGTGGACATCAACAGTCTATATCCCAGCACCATTCGTGCGCTAAACATGAGTCCCGAGACTATTGTAGGCCATATTAGACCCGAGCAAACACAAGCTTTGATTAAAAAGCGCATGACACAAGAAAAAAAGTCATTTGCAGAATCTTGGCAAGGTATGTTTGGAACCTTGGAGTTTCAGGAAGTTCAAAAACGCAGTGATATTCCCTTGATTGTGGATTTCACTGAGGGTGGCAACTTGACAGTCACAGCTGGCGAGTTGGCGCACTTAGTCTACAAGGGCGGTCGTGGTTGGATGATCAGTGCAAATGGAACCATCTTTAGTCAAGACAAAAACGGAATCATTCCGCAGTTGTTGGCTCGTTGGTATGCGGACAGAAAAAAGATGCAGGCAGAAATGAAAAACTATGCCAGCCAAGCTGATAAAGAAACTGACCCCGGCAAGAAAGACGAGTATCAAAAACTAACAGCGTTTTATGATCAGCGTCAGCTGATTCAAAAGATCTTGCTTAACTCACTATATGGCGCTATTGGAAACTCTGGCAGTAGATTCTTTGATGA